TTGATGGTTTTTCTTTATCTCCACCTTTAGCGGGTACAAATGCTCCAGAATCATCTTTTTTAAATGTTGGAGCCGTAGGATCATCTACTGAATCTTTTTCTTTATATTTTCCCCAACCAATAGATACATAATCGTCATCATCTTGAGAAGCTTCTCTCATTACATCTTCTAAAGTAGGAAGTGGTTCGCCAAATTTTCTATCCCATGCGTGTTCAGTCAACATACTTTTTGCCATCTTTTTATATGATTCTAAAATTTTCACAAACTATCCTCTCATTATATCATTAATAATAGATTCTGCTTTACAATATATTCCACACGTTCTACCACTAACAGGTTCAACTCCTTCATTCATAGGATGCATGAACGCTCCGTGTGTTGATGGATTAGAAACAAAGTCAAATGCTATCAATTCAAAATCAGGTTGTACTTGTGTAGTTTGTGCGCCATCTTCAGCTTCACCAATAGTTTCTACTGAACCCATACCTCGTGAACTAATACCAAGTTTAATTCCTGATTTAAATAATTCTTTTAAAATATTACCTGCAGGTGTTCCTAAAACTTCTACTTTACCTAATAGATTATCACCTTCCCAATGCATATCTTTTATATTATGAGAAACATTCTGTAAATTCACTACAGACGACTCTGGATGATCTAATTCACCCATAGCTCTACTTTCTGCTATAAACTCTTTTGCATATTTTGAAGCTTCTCGTTCTAAAATTTCTTTCGGATATATTCTACCATTTTGATTTTCTGCTTCTGCTCTTTGTAATACTCCGCGTACGATCAATTTTCCATCATTTTTTTTCATGGATTCAGTAATTTGTTCCGGTCTTACCTCAAATGGTAAGTAATCTACTATAAGTTGTCTCATAATTATACCTAACTTCGTGTTCTAATAATCTCGTCTTTTAAAGTCTCTAATTTTCGTATCCACTTATCTATAAATTTAATTGTTTCAACTTTATTAGGTTCTTGACCTTTTATTTTAGTCTCTTCAATTAACCAGCGGCGTTTTAAATTAGATAGACTTAAAAGCTTTCCCAAAAAATTAAGTCCATCCTCATTCCAAGATGGCTTGTTCATAATAAAGATTAATAAAGTTGACCGACTTTATTTGCTAACTTTACTAATCTCTCACTAATTTTTCTCATCGCTTTATGTGTATTCTTCCAATATGATCTCGAATCAACACCCATCTCATTCTTTAATCTTACATTCATCTTTGTCAATTTATCAATTTCTGCAAGATGGTCTCGAATCTCTCTCATAGAATACCCAATTTTTTGTCTTGCTGTTAAAGATTCGTCATTTCTGTAATCGTGGTATTTACCTTCATTTACCTTTTTATATCCAGTAGAATTAGTTGCTATCTTATTTTCTTTTTCTTTATCTTTTTTTCTTTTTCCCTGGAATGCATATGGGGTTTTAGGTGGGCCTTCACCTCCATCTAAATTTGCAGTTACCGAGGCCTCTTGTAATTCTTGTTTTACTATTTCTCTAATAAACTTTCTTAAAAGCTCAATTTTTGTGGACATTCTTCAACTCCTTAACTAATTCATAATATCTCATAAGAGTTAAAACCTGTTTATCCTTAACAATATTTCCTTTTGAAAGACTATTTATTTGATTTACAGCTTCTGTTAATTTTATTTTTGTAATTTTATCTTCCACCTTTATCAATTCTTTTTTTAATTGATTTTTTACAGAAAAAGATTCAATACTAATAAATTCTTTTAATGAATTTGTATTAGAAATATTATTTATATATTTTTTCAGTAATGTCTTTTGTGATTCATTTAATGTTTTATATTTACTATTAAACTTATCTACAAGAATTTGATAAGTAAGCAATCTCAAATCCTTATCTTTTTCTTTATATAATTCTACAATTTCACTTTGTTTTTCTTGTTTAGTTATTTTTTTACTTGTAATGTGCTCTAAAACTGTAAATTTTGCATCAATTGATTCTTCTGGATGAAAATCCTCATCAATAGTTTCTGATTGAAATAATTTATATATAGAAGCAAAAACCTTATAATTTGATATTCTTGCATTAAAAAAATCAACTACACTATAATTATTCTTAATTTCTTTAATTAAATTATATTTTTCACGTCTTAATTCAGAACTACTAATTTTTTTTCTTGATTTAACAACAGCTTCAATTAATTGAAGTGCTTTTTCTTGTGAATAACAACGTTTTTCTGTTAATAGTTGATAAAATTGCAATTCTTTACCCAATTGAGTATTTTCATTAAAATATTGTTTTATTAATCTAACAGATTTGGATTCTTTATTATTTAAAACATCAGCTGTTATTTGTCTTGTCAATAATTCAAATAGAATTCCTGTATTCTTTATTTTAGAATGCTTCAATTTACGAGCCATTATATAATACTCCAATTTTTAATTATATTTACTCAAATATAAATATAAAGTTAAACAATAATTATTCATCTTCATCCCCGTTATTAACAGAAGTTACCTCTTTCTTGTATTCTGTCTCTAATTCCGAAGTTTCAGTTATAATTTCCCTATCCTTTTTGCCCATTGTTTTCTTTAATAAATCCAAATGAGCTAATGCAAGTGGTGTACCGCCTTTAAAGGTATGACCATATTTTGGACTTCCACTGGCACCTTTCTTTTTATCGTGAGCCCCTAAAGGATCTCTTCCCCTCACAGAACTATCTTTTCCGTGTTTGGGCCCTTCTGCTGGTTTCCCGGCACCCTTCCAGCCGCCAGGCGGTGAACCTCCTTCTGGCCCAAGATCATCCAATTCATGGCTTGTTCTTCCCATAGCCATATCTGATGGTGTTCCAGTGGCTTGTCCACTTTCTGCTGGATCATTACCTTCAGTCTCAATTTGACTTCTTCTAAATTTTTGTTGATAATCATCTATAATTTCATCACTAATTTCTTTTATTTCTTCTGTTGTAAAACCAAAAATATTTTCATAAATCCATTTACTTGACATTAAACCATCTCTAACCATTGACTCCGCCAATGAAGTTTTATTATTCCACAATTCAATTTTTTCTTGTTCATAAATTGTAGAAGGATTTGTCAGCCCCAATTCAAAATTAACTAATTCAGAATCAGTAAATCCTTGTGCATATAAATGAACTATTGCTATTTTTGTCAATTCAGATAATGTAATTCTCTGTAATCGTTCTATTGTGCGTGCAAACCGAACATCTTCTGCCGCCAAAGTTGCCTTCGAACCAACTTCTTCTTCATATCCAAGAAACGCTTTAGGTATTCTCAATGAAGATAAAAGTTTATTTTTAAGATAATCAATATCATCTATAGCTTCATAGGTCAAACCTGGTAGTGAATCAATACCTGTTCCACTATCACCACCACGAACAGGTAAAAAGAAATCCTCTGTAATATTTTGCATATTATACTTCAAATTATAGTCACCATCCGTATCCATAACTGGAGCCTTTTTCATCTTATTAACAATTTTTTCCATATAATTATCAACTTCAGCTGGTGGTATATTACCAATATCTAATTTAAAAACTCTTTTTTCTGGTGCTCTCATAATCCTATGAATTAACATAGCATCTTCCATAAGAGTTAATTGTTTCCAAATTTTACGACCACCTTCAATTTGTGATTTACCATACGGAAGATAATTAGAATCTGAAAGTAGTCTAAAATGTGCTACTTCATAATTTTCTAATTCTTGTCTTTGATGTGGTGTTTGCACATTTTTATAACTATGCTGTGATTCAAGGGTTTCCAACATAAATTTAACATAATGTGGGTTTTCTTCATCTAGTCCTTCAATTCGACTAACATCATAAACTGATAAGGGGACGACATTAGAAATACCATATTTCTCATCAATTTCTAATTGTAAAAAGAAATCGCCATACTTACACATATTACGAATCCAGGGCCATAAATTAAATTCTATATTAATAATATCATAAAATAAATTATGAAGAATAGTTTTAATATTATCATTATCTGTTTTAATTTCTAAAACTTCTCCATATTCTGATTTCATCGTAGATTCATCTGCATAAATATCTAATGCAGAAGATATAATTGCATCACTATCCATTGATTCATAATCTTTAAACAAATTCAATCTCATTGACTTTGTAAACATAGAATCTGAATATCCGCTTAATCCTGCACCAAGATAAACTTTTTGATATCTATCTACAAGAGAATGTTTTGCAATAGATTGAAATCTACTTGTATCAGCAACTTTTAATTTTCTACCACCAACATTTCTTACAATTACATTTGTAGAAAATAATCTTTGTAGTCTGCTGAATAAATTTTTCTGTGCCATCTTTTACCTCACTTAATTAATTAACCATTCTAATGATTCTTTTTCTTTACCTGTCTCCAAAATCCAAGAATCATTTTCATTCTCATTCTGTATATAAATTCCTTGATTAGATGATACGCCTGCTATTGCACGTTTTTGTAATTCTATACTCTCCGACCTTAACCGTAAAGCTGTTTCTCTAATCCATAACCCCATACCCAATGACATTACTAAATCATCATTGTAACCAAGCATTGCTTCTGCTCTTGGGCCGTTATATATAAACACAAATAATTCATCTACCAATCGTTGTGAATGAATCATAAGAGCTTTCTCTCTAAAAAATTCTTCTAATTTAGAAACAACTAATGGTCGTGTTTTTGATGTTAATGTAAATCCAGGAATAAGTTGTTTTTCTATTCTATTAATTTTATTATTTATTTGTTTCTGTGTATCTACATACTGTAAATCTTTACTCATATAAAATAAATTATCGTAATCTCTATCAATTACTTGCTGAATCGTTGCCCAACCAATATTATTATTTTCAATAACCAATAAAGCATCATTATATTCTTTTGAAATATTAACTAACATATTTCCATAATCTCTTGTTGAAATTTTTCCTTTATATTCTGCTACTTGTTCAACATTTTCCAATTCAATTACATGAAACGCAGAATAATCTGTTCCATCTCCCCTACTTACATCAGCACATACTATATAATCTTTTGTATAATTTGGTGGCTCCCATATCCAAATATTAGAATCAACTCCTCTTTTTTCCATTGGATCTCTCACAAACTCCACTCTATATTCTTCAATAATAATACCATCAATAACTGTTTTACCAGAGGTCAGAAAATCACAATCA